TGGCCTGCAAAAGAATTTATTCACAAATATCATCCTGACAGAGATTATCTTATTAATAAAAAGAAAGTTGGTTCTGGAATAAGTTCAGATCCTTGGCGTAAAAGGGGAGAAAAATATCCCAAGCGGCCGCAATTGATTTTAAGTGATGGTAGAGTGTGGAGATACATTGATGGAGAAATACCAGCAAGTATTGATGAAGAAGTTTCAATTTTTGAAGAGTTTTATTGGTTAAGATAATGAATATATTTTATTTAGATGAAGACCCTACTATTGCCGCACAGATGATGTGTGACAAGCATGTGGTGAAAATGATATTGGAGAGCGCACAGATGCTCTCTACTGCTCATCGTGTACTTGATGGTGATGACTACGCTAACGAAACAGGTATGTATAAGATGGCACATAAAAACCATCCAAGTACAATTTGGGTTCGTTCTAGTTCTCAAAACTATGTTTGGTTGTGGAAACATATGACTGCTCTTATGCGAGAGTATACATATCGCTATGAAAAACACCATGCGACTGAACGACTGAAAGGGTGTCTTGCTCGGACTCCTACCAATATTCCCTATGGAGTAAAGCTTACTGACCCACCCCAATGTATGCCAGATTATTGTAAGAACGATGAC